GCTTTGTTGAGCAGCGGATGTGCTACCATTATGAATGGATCATCAACTCAAGATGTTTTTGTCACTTCAAGACCGCCAGGAGCAATAGTAACTACGACATCTAAATGGATCAAAACACCCGGTATATTTACTTTGCCCAGAGCCAAGTCAATTATATTGACTGCTCGCTTACCCGGATATGAGGAAGCGAAACAAGAAATTAAAAGTGGATTGTCGCCTTGGACGTTTGGTAATGGTATTGGAGGTCTTTGTTTTGGAACAGCTTTTCACTTCGTGCCTGTAATTGCCCTAACAATAGCAGACTTCAGCACAGGGTCAACAGGGGAATTATCTCCCATTGATGTACATTTTAAGCTTGTTCCAAAGAAAAAAAACAACTGACCGATTTTATTTACTGACATCTTTTTCCAATTTTTTAAGTCTTTTCAAAACATCCTGCCATTGCTTATTGGTGATATATGCCGGCCTTTGACTTTCAGATATTTCTGGTGGCGATGGATTATCAGTTTCGATTTCCTGCGGAGTCTTGTTAACAATTCGGCGAAATTTTCCTTGACCAACAATCTTTTGAATTGAGTCATTAATTTCACCCTCCATTATGAATTCACCTTCCTTTGCCTGTATTTTACTCATAGCTTTAGAGCATTGGATGGTACGGAGTGTCTTGTTCGCTTTATTGTGTATAATGTAATTTATTTCTTCACCTCCTGAGCGTACAAGAATCGTTTTGATGAACCACAACCTCCAGTAAAGTTAAGCTTGTATGTGTAGGTATCAGCAGACGGTGTTTCTCTAAATGCTATTGTACACATCACACTTGCAGTGATTTCTGTTAAAAAACAAATCATTAACAAGTCTCCACTGTCATAGATTAGGTTGGCATCTCTGTAGAGCTTCACTCTATAAGTTCGAACAGCACCTTCGGTTGGGCCACCGCTCACCTTGAGAGTACCAATAATGTTGACCGGCTGACCCGTCGTTGTAATTCCTAAAGTTTGTACATCTCCAGTCCCGCCACTACCATCAGTATAAGCCGATACACCAAGTGTAACAGCATCATCTTGTATCTGTAAGGTTCCTACTGTTAAGTTTGCTATCTGTCCAAGTGCAGCAGTTATCGTTCCTACTTGGAGTACGCCAGCATGAATCGACGAGAATGGTACAGTTGGATACGCGACACCAGCTACGTTTCGACACATATACCACCTACCGAGTGCAATTGCAACTGATGCATCATTGGTAGTTCTAAATGTCGTGGTAAAGTTTGGATCCCAATAGATGAACTCATCGGTTGTTCCATCCGGTGTTATTTCATAGCTCACTCCTTTGTATCTAAAGATGATAGGCTCGGTTGCATCAGTCTTACTCCAACTTACAGTATCACCGCCACTACCTGTCCAGGTCAGGTTGCTTGTCTGTGGTGCGTCAATGTCGGGTTGCGGCACCATTACTGTATGGATCGCCTCTATCACCTCGGCATACGTCACAGGGCGTGTAAGCGGATTAGCGGGGGTAGCCCAAATATAGTTTTGGTCGGGGAGGTCTGGTACTAAATCGTCAGCAGTAAAGAGCGCCGTATCATAAGTCTCCACTTCGATATCGAAATAATTATCACTACGGAGATCCATCTTGATGATACGTCGTGTTTGGATATCTCCATCCGCTCCGATTGCCACCATATAATTTTTAATAGGAGTAACATCCCAGGTTGTCGTAATCGTGACAACTTTGCCTACAACTGACTGTACAGTGTAACTATCTACCTTCACCGTCTTAGAGGCTTCGTCATAGACCTGCATAAAAAGTAAATCATCAACCTCAGCAGTACATGCACGATCGAGAGTTACCTTATTTGCAGCGGTACTTTTTACTACACGATAACCTTCGCCCCAGTTCGGTACTTTGTGTTGGATGTTTATAGTGTTGCCGAGCTTGTACCGGAATCCGTCTTTATACTGCCTAAAAGAATTGACATTGCGAATGAGCTCATTACGTTTGAGCAGATAATTAGCAAGATGGATTGCAGTACCCCGTGTAGTTATACCAACACCCTCTATGCCAATGATGCGAGTGTATCTACCTGCACTCTCGTTTGGTAATGCAGCAGGCATCCTCTCGTAGCCTTGACGCGAGTCGTTAAAAAAGACCTCTGCTTTGCCTGCAAGCTCGCTTGGTGAACTCCACAGGTTCTTCCAACTACGAGCCATTACGTTATCCATCGTGACCAACCCACTCACGGCGGTCACAGTAGTATCAATCCACCCAGTTAAGGTGTCGCTCCAATAAAGCTTGGCTCTACCAACATTGGCAAGTTCCTGGACAAACTCCCATACAGACGTATGGAAATCGAGAATAGTATCGCATGCTATGCGATCTTCTAAATTGTCTGGTTCTGGATAGCCGCTTTGCACTTGATCCGAACAGAATTCTGCCCATGCGTAAAAGAAATTGAGATCTAAATATGAAGGATCGAAGCCCTCGTAGTGTTCAATAGTAAAAGGTCCACCACCATTACCATCACCTGAGATTACAGGCTGTGTAAGCGCATCAAATACAACCCAACTACGGTTCCGTGAGTACTTTATTTCCCATACAGAACCATTCCACGTGTTGATAAGCTTATCTTCACGTATAATTTTAACGTCAAGCCTGCCACTTAGTGCTTCTGTTGCAACTGCACGAATACCTACGAGTGCCTTACCCGGACGTGTAAATGCAACATCAACAACTTCACGGAAGCTACGTAAATACAGGTCACTGATGTGCCTTGCATGGGGTGCTTGGGTATTTGTAAATTCCAAATCATATTGGTTACCTCGCACGACAGTACCTGGTTCCAGTGTGTTAACCTTATAATTTTTGAACCATGCATTGAGTTTGAATCCATAAACCGTTTCATCAAAGATTGTTGACCATTCACCGGCGGGATGTACACGTATGCGCACCTTAAAAGTAACCCAGCCGGTTGAACGATCACCGTCCTTGTGGTACTTAAGCAGACCATTAGGTCCCATCACTGAAAATTCTATGTCATCGAAGAAGTCATTGGGTGTGGTAACAATTATTGGTTCGTTATATACAAGTTCATTATTCTGCTCGTACTCAAGCTTTGGTTTCTCAAAACCGGTCATGCAAGTTTGGTTCAGTGTACCCAGCCTCTCTTGTATAGCTACACTGGTGAAGTTGGTTGCCAGCTGATCATTAAGGAAGACTTGCGGCACGCTGTCGACATAGAAAATACCCTTCGTAGGGCCATCGCCATGCTCGACTATCATATACAAAACTTCACGGTCATCAACAACATCCGTCCACTTGGCAACGATGTTACCATGATGCATATTTTTACCATAGGCTCTGGGACGTGCAATACCTTCCTGCTGTGTCGAGCGCGGGTTCCAACTACGACTTTGCGAGTCAGCGGTGGGACCTGATTCCGCTTCTGGTACGTCTGGTCCGAACAGTACGCCACCAAGGTATGCTAGCCCCATATAAAAAGCGACTGTCACCGCTAAACCAACTGCATACCAAAATATTGCCCCCAATGTTATAACTGCAAACATTCTATACCCTCACTGCGTTAGGATCGAGTCCTATCTCGGCACCCCAGTGGACTTCATTTCCTTTAGTACGACAATCACTGAACAACCCAGTACACACTGTGTCATCGCCAGGGTATTGACACTTTGGTCCTTTGAAAAGGCTCGGTGTTGCCAACGGACATACCTTGCTGCTGTATGACCATAACGGGATGCGTTGCGTAAGTGGATTTGGTATCCCTAACGTGAATGTTACCCACATAGGGTCACTCCCTGCTGTGAGTATATCGTACGTGCGTTCAAGTTCCTTGACTGGGCTGTCGAAGTATTTCTCACAGGTTCTTATGAGTTTAACTGTACCGTTTTTACCGCCCTTAGTCGCATTAACAATGTCCTCTAAAGTATGGTCGGTGTCCTGTGCCACTCGCAATTGGATGCGTGGGATTGATGCGTCACCAGCGAGGGATATGCGCCCAATATCAAAATTACTCTCCACAAATGGTATGCCTCCATAAACCACATCGGCAGTATTACGTGCAATTCTTTGTATTATCTGTGTTGGTATGACAATTTCAACTAACCATATCCATGCACCCATATCACCATAAGGATCGATTAAATCCTCATGCATAGTAGGAAGTATTTCAGAATAACATAATTGAAGAAACCCCAATAAATTGCTTTGAGCTTCAATTAAACCAGCTAATGATTCAACAAAAACAATCTTGCCTGTCACAGTTGTATGTGCATCAACAGTTCCTGATAATGAGCTTAAATCCCTGAGTTTACCCATTACCCCAGATTGAACTGCTATCAATCCATTTAGTTGCTTTATGACGTCTATATTTCCAGTGAGTGCAGACTGTCCCGCTACTAAACCCACCAGCTTATTTATCTCATTTATATTCCCTGCGGAGAATGATTGTGCTTCAATGAGTCCGGCAAGACTATAAACTAAAACTAAATCAATGTTTCCTGTAACCGCTGATTGTGCCCCAATACTGCCTGCCAATTCCTGCAACCACTGAAGATTTCCTGTGAGAGCAGATTGAGCGGGGATTGTACCATCTAAAAGATGTAGTACAGTAGGATGAGTTGCCCAACTTGGAGTATTAAAAGG